TCTTTGGCAATCTCCGTGAAGCCGGGTGCCTTGTCGTGGTTCCACCGACCATCGTTATAGGTCGCGTCACTGGGCTTGGGTTCTTTGCTGGCCTTGTAGCCAGCCGCAACTTCGTAATCGCCAACATTGTGGTCGACCATGAACTGCTCTAGCTCTTCCATGGCCTTGTCGGTGAAGCCGTACTTTTTCTGCGTGTCACCGCGCACGCTTTGGAAGCGTTCTTGCTCTTGCGCCTTACGCGCTTCCGCCTCGCGATCTTCACGCTCTTTTTTCTCGGCGTTGAGACGCTGCTCGACTTTGTTTTCAAGATCGAAATCAGGGATGGCGAGGTTGGGGTACTTCTTTTTGATCAGGGCCTGCGCTTCTTTGGTCAGCGTCGGGTCCTGATAAATGCTCTCGACGAAGTCCGCTATTTGACGCCGGCCTTGTAAAAAGTCGTATTCTTGATCGGGAATTGTGCGCGGCATGGGATCAGTTGTTGTTCGACTTACCGACTATGGATGGCTGAAGCGGGATACCGCCTTCAGGTTTCGGTACGATTTTCGGGATCGCGCCCCACTCGCTCACTTCACTCTGGGTGTCCACCTGCAGTACTGTTCGCGGCGGCGTCTCCGGGGGCGTCGTGATCGGCGGATCGTAGCTGCGGTTCTGCGCCATCTGTGTCCTCCTCTACCAGGATCGTCCAGCCTTCACCAAAATGCAGCAGCGAAATCTCGGCACAGAACTTCGCTGCTTCAACGTTCTCAAATTGGATCGGGCATCGGGATACTGGACCGCTTTCGCGGAATGCAACAATTCGGTAACAGCCCATTTATCACGCCCCGGGTAGTGGTGTCGATGGCATCGGGGCACTAGCCATAGCACCGGGTGGTCCGCCTTGCTGACCGCCCGGCTGGCCGCCGCCCTGTTGGCCGCCAGGAGCACCGCGTTGCTGGCCCATGATGTTCTGCAAAATGAAATTCTTGGCGAGGCTCGCCAGCATGTCCATCAGGTGGGTTTTTTGCTGGCCAGAACCCAAAGTGGCCGAGCCTTGAACATGCTTGCTCAAGCGCTGGGTCGCCTTCAGCACGTCCTGCTGAATGGGAGTACCGGGTTCAAGTCCAGGCAATGCCTGTGACAGCATGCCGATGGCGTGCTGCACCAAGGACATCGAAGAGGCGGAGTCGCCGGGACCAGGCGCGCTGACTTGATGGCCACGTTGCCGATTGGCGAGCGCAGCAAGGATCGGACCGCCACCTTGCGGCGGACCAGGCTGGCCTCCACCGGGCGGACTTGCGGCTGCCGGCGGTGGGCCTTGGTTCTGTTCGGGGGCGGCTGCGTTGTCGAGAAACGACATTCCGGTTCCTCGTTTTGCGGCAAAGCTACAACATCACTGCCGCTTTCGTCCACCACTGGACTTCTTACCGCCGGACGGAAAGCCTAGTACGCCCTTGAGCATCTCCTCCTTCTTTTCCTCCTGGGCGGTTTCGGCTGCCTTCTTCTGTCGCTGTCGGAGGCGGCTTAGCAGCAATTCGGCTCCGGGCGGATGCAGCATATGGATCAAGTCCTCCGCGTCCACGGCCCCAGCGCGGGCAAGAGCAATGGCGACTTGGCGATTGTCTTCAGCGAAAGCGGGCGATGCACTATGACTGTCCACCTGTATCTGGAAATCGTCCGGCATGGTGGCGAGGCGGAACTCAATCTTGTTGTCTCCGGTGACATAAACGTGCGGGTCCATGGCCTGCATGATGCGGAAGCAGAGGTAGCCGCTCTCGTTGAGTTGGCGTTCAATGCGCGCCGCTTGGTCGATCAGCCGCGGCGTGGATGTGCGGACCAGGGTTTGGGCGTGGACCCCTGCCCGCACCCCTGGTTCACCCTGGCCCGACATCACCGGGCTGAAGCCCGATGCCTCGTCAAACAATTGGAATAGAAACTGCAATTCCTCCAGATAGTTTTGCGGCGGCGGATCAGTAAGCTTGCTGGCTTTAGCGTTCGGATTTGGATCATTAATAAAACCGCCCTCGCTGATGATCTTGAAATACTGCTCTTCAGTGATCGAGGTGAAGCCCGAGAACACCTGCGGGGCCGCCACGTTGCGGTCCCACATGACTTTGAGATCGCGGAGCCTTTTATTCAAAATGTCCTGCAGCATTTGCACGTCGGCGATCATCGACCGCCCCCAGAAATAACCCGGGGTGACCTGCGCCTGGACTTTGACGAAGGAGCTGCGGCCGGGAATTTTTGACAGATTGCGCCGGGTCTTGTCGCCCTCGATGATGATCGGCTCGTGGCCGTGGATCATCTGGATGACGGAGTAGTCACCGTCGCGATCGCGGTCTTTGATCCAGAGTTCGACGTGCTTGACGGTGGGTGCGAGCTTGCGATTGGGCCGCCAGGGCGTCGGTATCGGGAAGACGTTGACGATGCCGGCAGCCTCACTCCGTGGTGCCCCTCCAGGGTAATCGCCAAGGGGGTTGAGGCCACCCACCACCATTTGATGAAAGTAGGACGGCCGCTCACTGTCCTGCTCACCCGGTCTGGTCTCGCTAATCTTTTCGAGAATAGCCTCACGACGCGGATGGTTGGCAAGAACCTGGCGCAGCCGTGAAACGGTCGGATAACTAACGTGGCAAAAGGCTTCTTGCTCATCGAGGTTGATCGTTGTTTCCGACAATACACCGAAATTTTGCGGATGGACCGGGGCAACATGGAAGCCGCCTTCGTCGGTCGGGATGTGCTTGAGCAAGGTGCAGCCGTTGATCATCGACCACACCACGCCCTCCGCAAAGGTAATGTCGCTGTCGCTGTTGCGGTAATCAGCAGTCAGCTTGTCAGACACTAATTGAGCGCGCTCGACGACGCTGTCGCTCTCGTTGTCGTCGTAAATCATCGCGAAGCGTACATCGGTCGGCTGCATGAGAAAGCCGGCCAGCTTGTCGATGAACGGCTTGCACTTGTTGTAGATTGCGGCGCGGCTGTCGTGGGTGCCGGTATAGTAGTATTGCGCAGCACGAGCGTAGGCCATGCCGCGCTCTTCCGCCGACGCCATGCACTCGTCAGCGAGTTCTTTCAGCCACAGTTCGAGGTCTTTGTCGGGAATGCGCAGCATCAGCGCCAATCCTTGTCCATGGCGCGCCATTCAATTTCGCGGTGGATGGCGTTGAGTTGATTGACGACATCCTCGCTTTTGAACTTGAGCTTGTCCATCCACTGCCACAGCGCGTTGTCGTAGTCGACCAGCTCGGCGATTGTCATTCTGGCAATACGTTCCTGCAAGCTCGACAGCCGGGGCCGGCCGTTGTGGCGCAGGATCAAGGGCACGGCTAATCCCAGTCGCTTGGCACGAAGAGTGTAGGCGGCAGCACGTCACGCAACAAAAACAACATTAGAACAACGAGGATCGGGCCGGCGATTATCCCCACAGCGAACCCTATCCAAAACATTGTTACCATACCTTCATGGCTCGGCGCTTCGACGCCTCGATTAGATCGGGTTGCTCGCCGCTCTTAAGCATTGCCTGCAGGGTGTCGACGCCAGAATATCCGCCATTGGCCATTCGGGTCTGCCGGCCGAGAGAAATAGCTTCGGACAGCACATTGCCGGGCGCGCCCCAACTGCTCATCTGTTGTTGTTGCAGCGTGTTGCCTTGATCTTTGTATCTTACTTTTGGGGTGCCGCCGTGTCGGGTGTCGTGCTGCATGTCGGCGACGCCGTAGTCTTCGGCAGCGATAGTCTCGGCCAGCTTGACGGCTTTGCCAACGGTCGATCCGCCGATCGCGACTGGTTTGAATTCTTGTCGCATTGGCTCTTGTAAGTCCCATGCCGCACAACGCGGGCATGACGGCGGCGGGTCGTCGACCTGCTCCATCGTTAGGGTGACATCCATGAAGTGGCCGCAGTCTCCGCAGCCGTAAGTTCTAACAATAGGCATGGCGCTTGTCCTTAAACGGACGGCGAAGGCTCAGCGTCCTGGATGCCCTCGCCGCCGTCGCGTGGTGCGGAGAGTGGAGACCCTCCGCGAGCGGCATTGTGAGCCAAGACCAGAAAACTCGCAATCACCACCGCCAGCATCAGCCAGATTGGCGGCGTTGGAATGCGCATCAGAATTTTTCCTTGCGCACCCGCGACTGCCGATTGATCATCGCCATGTGTTGAGAGAAGGCAAAACTCAGCACCGTGCCCATGTCCTGCGGCGGACGGTCGCCCTTGACGCTATCCCAAGTGGTGTTGCGTGCCACCAGCATCGGCCGCCGCCACTCTACCCAGGCGTGATGGGCGAGCACCAATGCCGAAACCAGATCGTCGTTCTCGCCGGTATCGGGGCCGGCTCCGATCCAGCCGTCGTCTTCGACGATGGACTGCATTTGCGCTATTAATTTTGGCGATCGGATTTCCAAGCGCCGCAGCATCAGACTGTCCCGCAGTTCCGAATACACCTGATGCTTATTGTCAGAGTTGGCCTTCCACGCGATTACGTTTCCAGCTCCGCCTAGCGTGTCAGGTCTTTTGTAGAGAAACCAGCGTACTGCTCCAATCATATTCAATATGTTTTCTGTACCCGGCTCCCCTTGCAGGATGCCCCGTTCCGCTAATTGACGGAGGTTTCTCACTTCAGGCAAAACAGCCGCGCCCACGCCCGTCACTTCCAAGTTTGCGATATGATCCCGGTACGCGCCCGCCAGATGTGCCAATACCCAAGCCAATTGATAGGTCAGCGGCCGGTTCGACTGAAACTCCGCAACCTGAACCACTTTATCAGCGTAGCAACGCAAAACTTGGATGGCATGGTCATCGCTTTCGCCGCCACCGCCACCGGATGGATCGACACCAATGACGTAAGCCCCGGTGGCTTCGGGCGGTTCCCAGACTTTAAGCATGGCGTCATCGGGTTTGCTCACCTGTTCGATGCGGCTGGCCAGAAATTTGTCGTCAAATATGTACTTGTAACCTTTATATGGTGGACTAACAGGCGCAAGCAGCTCGGCGATCTCCAAAGTCCGTGCTGCCGGGAAGAAGCCAGAACCGCTGGCAATGAAACATTCCCTTTCATGCCAAGGGTAATGCCTTAACATATATTCTTCGGCCTTGAACTCGCTCTCTCGCCGCCACCATGCGATCTGCTCGGGCCTAATGATGACCTTGTAGTTGTCCTTGACATACTTAGCGCGGTTAATTTCTTCGACCGTCAGCCGACCGTCCCAATAGATTTTGTAGTCGGGGTCGTCTTTCTGGATGGCGTAGGTCGGGTTGGCCCAGAACCCGATGAAGATGAACCGCATGTGCCTGTCAACTTTTGCTTGTTGACAGTGGTTGTAGAACCAGTTGAAGCCGGAGGCGATGCTCTCCCAGATGTAGAGCCGGTTCGGGTT